AGAGTCAATAGCAATGAACAAGCGATATATGCTACAGCTAACGGAGGAGTAGGACTTTACTATGATAATGCAGCGAAACTTGAAACCACCTCAACAGGTGCAACAGTCACTGGAAATGTAAAAAGTGGTGGTGTAACACTACAAACAAAATGGGATAGTGATGTAACTTATGCAACTAGCAGATCTGGCGGAGCTGGATATGGTGATACTAACTTAGGTCCAGTATCTATAACTCCAAAATTTTCTACAAGTAAAATGCAAGTGCAGGCTGGCATACAATATAAACTTAACGATGGTGGTTCTAATAGCAACTGGGGTGGTTTAGCTGTCTTTAGAAGTAATGATGGAGGTTCTAACTGGAGTCAAGTAACGTTTGGACCTAGAGATTCTAATGGTGTATTCCTACTGGGTACCGATTCTGCTCACACAATTAGAGGTTATTTTCAGATTAATTTTAATACAGATGCTTCTCAAACTACTGAAGTTCAGTTTAAACTTATGATGAATAAATATCAAGATGGTAGTATTGTTGTTAATGAAACATCTAATGATGTCCAGCGTTGTTGGATGTCAGTTAGGGAGTATACAGACTAATGGATAATCCAACTATACTAGACGCTCTTTGTTCTTTAAGGCCAAGAGCCTTATGGGAATGCAGTGAGTATAAATACTCTAACCTTAAGTGGTTAGATGAAAAACAAACTAAACCAACAGAAGATGAAGTTAATGCTGAAGTTACTAGATTAACTAATTTACATAATTACCAACAACCTAGAAGAGTTGCATATCCAGATATCGGAGATCAATTAGACGACCTGTTTAAAAAAGGAGCTTTCTCTGATGAGATGGCAGCTAAGATACAGAAAGTTAAGGATGATAATCCTAAAAGCTAATTAAATAGATGGGAGAGCCACCTCTCCTGCCACGTTATTCTCTACCTCCAGCTCTGGAGATACCAAGGGTAACTCTTGATCAACCGAAGGCACTAATTCCTTCGTACCGTCCATTAGTTGTTCCACCTTCCGATTTAAGAGCGCCTCCAGGAGTAGAGGCTTCAGGTGAGGCAGAGAAAAATACAGAGAAAGAAGAACCAAAGCAGCAACCAGAAGTTTCATTACCTAAAGAAATTACTTCATTCACTATACCTTTTACAGACTACGAACTACCAGTACCAAAACAAGAAATCCTAGTAGCTGCTGGTACTACAGCCTCAGTATCTGTGGTGGCTACCCTTACAGCTACTGCTGTGTTTAAAAGATGTGTTCAAGCTTTAAAACCTGTAATTACTCAGCTTGTGAAGAGGATTCAGAAGAAACGGGGAAAGGAGGTACCTTCTTGGTCACGGCAGAGATTGGTACAACGTCGTGACAGATATGTTCAAGGTCGCTCCCAGGACGCAGGGTAAAGCCTTTAGATTGGAGAGAGGCACACTCCTTGATACGAACTAGCTCATAATCAAGCCTCATCTTCTCTTCTTGACGCTTACCAATAGCTTTACATTGTTGAGTAATTGAACCGTCAAGTGGAACCATGAAACTTAATTGAGCACCCCAATTCTCACTCATTGTGTAACCATTAGGTGACATATTTCCGTCTTCATGTTCCCAAGGTTTCACATGATTACCCATATAAAATGGAGTGAAAGTCATGGTAGAACCATTGCAAACAATGGAAGGTCCCAACTGCTGTCTCGACGGCGCACCGTTGTTCTGAAATTGTACGGCTTGATTGGTTACATTTCCAGTCGCTGCCGCCTGCGGATTCGAGGTGTTACTTACTTTTGGTTCTTCTGCTAATACTGGACTTACTGAGAAAAGACAGATAGCGATGTAGTAGTGGAGGTTTGCTCTATGGTTCTTTCTATATCGTGAGTCTCTACTACCCCTGCTGCTCTGGTTGTTACTTCCAGAGTGAATGGATCTCCAGCGGTGTGGATTGTAAATACTGAATCTGAA